GTTCGATATCCGTAACCGGCTTAGCATCGATCTGCTCGACGTCCCGATCGGTGTTTGATAACTCGCACTCGATCGTCGTGCGATAACCCTGCGGCCCCACGTAGTGTTCTGCACGCTTAATCAGCCATTCGCCATCGACGCCTGGACGAAAGCCAGCCATCACCGCGATGCACTCGGCGCCAACTTCCGGGCGGCCAGGGAACGTGTACGTCATCGTCTTCGTACCACGCGATCGGCGGCGGTGTTCCGCCTTTGCTGCTTCCTCGGCCGATACGCGGTCGGCGTACGCAATGCGCAGACGGATCACCGGTTCGCCGCTACCGACGGCAACTTCGCGGCGTGACGCCTGCCGATTGTCACGGTAGTAGGCAACCACGCTCGCCGCGTCGGCGCGTGTCGACTCGATCACGCGGTAGTCGTTGCCGTCCGCTGGCGTTAACGTGATGCGCGGGAAGTCTTTGCCGGTTGCAGACTGAGCGCCACCACGACGCACGAACACCAGCGACCCGCCTGCGGGCTTTGCGACCGCGTCGTAACGCTTCGCCATGCGCAACAGCAGGTTCATGTCGGATTCGTGCGACTGGTCGGTGTGCGGCAACTTGATCGCGGCCAGTTCCGACGATATCGCGGCCTTCAGCCCATGCTCGCCGGCAACGCGTGTCACCATCGCGCCCAACGTCGTGCCCTTCGGCCAGCTGCGCGTTTTCTGCGTCTGCATGTTCTGCTTGCCGCCCTTGCTGTCATCGTAGGGCGCAGCGCGTGCGCGGATCACCATTTCGCCAGGGAATCCGGCCAGTTCGATTTCGTCGCAGATATACAGGCCCATGAAGCGCGCGGCATTGTCATAGCCGAGAAAGATTTTCAACTCCGCACCCGTCGGCGGCACGGCGATTGGGCTTTCCGGGTCGTGATCGGACAATGCGATTTCCGTCGTGTCCGACGTTGTATCGGTTTCGTCAGTCAGGCGCATCGACTTCAGCCGCTCGCGCAGCTTCGCCGTCACATCCTTATCGTTTGCCAGGACGCGAAATTCCGGGGCGATGTTCATGTCCACAGCGACACTCCCGTCGTCATGGTCGCCGGCTTCACGATGTCAGGCAGCACAATCGTCAGGCCACGAGGCAACATTGCGCCCTGATCGGCCAGGCCAGGGTTCGCGTCATATACGGCGCGCAGAACGGCCGGGCTTTGCTCGCCGTAGTGTTTAAACGCAATGAAGTCGACGACATCGCCGTCGCTTGTCTTGTAGTTAAGTGCCATCGCTAAATTTCTTGATGGTGATGGTGAATTCCTGTTTGAGCGGATCGCCGTCGGGCTTGAAGTTGCTCGCGGTTTCCTCGACGGACTGGATCACCCACAAGCCCAAAATTTGGCCGCTAGCGCTGATAAGGCGCACCGGCTTTTTTGCGTCGCCGATCGCACGCAAGTCATCCAGTTGTCCGGGTCCGCCCTTGAAGTCGGGATAGATGACGCCGGGCAGCGTGATCGTGTCTTCGCCCTGCCCCGTGCTCTGTAGCGCATCCAGCTGGCCCATGCGCTCCTGCGCAGGCCAACGCCACGATGTAAGGCGGCGCAATTCCTGAAAGACGGCGGTGTTCAAAGAAAACTTGAAGCCGCCCAGCATCAGAAGAACAGGAGCGTTTCCGCTGTCGTTCCCCTGAAACTGGTTGATTAGCACGTCGGTTACACCGGTTGCTATTTCCTTGTACGACATGCCGGTCAAACTCCCATATCGGCCATGTTGCTACGCCCGCGCACCGCTGCGCGCCGCTGCTGTTCGTCGGCAATTCGCTTCGCAAGGTCCGCATTCGACTCGCCCGGCTGCTGCGTAATGTGAAACGTGTTCGTCTGCTGCACGGTCACAGCGCCAGCCGATCCACGTGCGGTAGCGGTAGGCATCGGCGGAGCGGCCCGGCCGGTCACGGCCTGCAATGCGCGCGACGCGCTGGCACGCTTTTCGTCGCTGTCGGTAAGCCCAAGCTTCGCAGCGGCACCGCGCACCGCATCGCCTACGTATTTGCCCGCGTCGATGATCGGTTGCAGTTTCGCCATGATCCAATCAGCGGCGGCGCCGACGATGGCTTTCACCTTGTCCCATGCGTTGGTGATATTCACGACCGTCCAGCCCGCGACGTTACCGATGCCCTCGCCCAGCCATGTCAGTGCCTTGACGACGTCGGTGATGACGCGGACGCCGAACGTCATCGTCCTGCCGATCACAGTGCCGAACGCGTGGCCGGCATCCGTTGCACCCTGCAAGCCCTCCGCGGTGGACTCAACAGGCGCAAGCATGCGCACAAGCCAATCCCAGGCGGCCCCAATCGCGCCGGCCATAACATCCCACGCCGGTTTTAGGCCCTTCAGCGCGGCGCCCATGTCGTCGAACACGGGAACCATGGCGTCGCGGATGCCCTGGAACGTGCCAGCGAAAAACGCTTTGATAGGTTGCCAGTACTTCCGTATCAGCAACCCTTCCACCACAAGCGCGCCGACGATCGCAGTGATCGGCCCCGCCCCTATGGCGGCGATCGCGCCGACCGCTTCCGCGACCATGCCGAAGGCGCCACCCAACCGCACAAGCGCCGCGCCTGCACGCATACGCTCAACTGCCCCGAACAGCTTCAGCAGGCCGCCACCGGAGACAACACGCACCAGCGAAAGCGATGTGGTCGCGGTTTTGAACGCAACAAGGCTACCGACGACCGCAGTGATTGACCCGACTAGCTTCTGATTGTGTTCAACCCACGGCATCAGCGTGTGCGAAACGAACTGATTGGCACGAGTCATGACGGGCATCAGTGCTTCGCCAAGGGGCGCGAACGCCATGCCCACAAGGGTTTCGAGTGATCCCGTAAGCGCCTTCACGCGGTTCGTAAAGCTCTGCGTGATGGTATCGACACGCTGCATCATCGACGCCTGATCGTCCATCGCCTTTTCGGACGCCTGGAATCCGGCGACACCCTTACGGCCAATCAGTTCAGCCGGACGCATGCCTTCCTCGCCGAACAGAACTTTCAGAACGGTAAGGCGTTGCTGCTGGCTCAGCACGTTCAACTTCGACAGCTGCGCGACAAGGTTGTCGATGCCCTGGAAATTACCTTTTTTGTCGAAGAACTGAAGATCAATTTTCGACTGATGCAGCATGTCGCGCACGGCCGACATCTGCTTGCTGTTCTTCGCCATGATCTGCGGAAGCATTGCGGCGCGCGAAAGCATCATGCCGAAGTTTGTGCCGAACGTGCTGCCATCCATGCCGTTTTGTGCGGCCTGTCCCTGCAGCGCGTAGACTTTGCGCACGTTCTCCGCACCGGACAGGCCCAGCGCGCCCAGTTTGCTACCGTAGTACTTCGCGCCTAACAGCAGGTCATCAGAACCCAGGCCGAACCCGAATTTAGCGCGTTGCGACAGGTCAGCCATGCGCACCAATTCGTTTTCAGACAGCTGAAACGATTCGCGCAGCTTCGCGGTCATCTCGGCGGCTTGCTCCACCGGCATTTTCAGCACGACACCCAACTGCGCCGCAGCCTTCAGGCCGCCGTTCGCGATGAATTCGGCACTGGTGCCATTTTCCTTCAACGCGACCGCTACGTTATGAAAGTCAGCCAGGGTGCCGGGCAACACGTTGTGCAGTTCGACCGCCTGTTTGCGGATTTCTTCAAACTGCGCGGGGACACCGCCGGTTTTGTCCATCAGCGCGACGCGCAGGTCGGTTTCCGCGTCGTTGATCTTTTCGAACGCTCGAATGCCGCCCGCTACCGCCGCGCCGCTGGCGATGGTTCCCAGCATATGGCCGCCCGTCAGATTGCCGACTAGCGCATGCAGCCGTTCGCGGTTTCTCACAGTTGCCTGTTCGATTGCGTTCAAGCGGCGCTGCACGGCGCCGAGCTTGCCGACCTGATCGGTAAGCCTCACGTACTCGCGCCGCATGTTGTCGACGTTGCGCCCCATGCGGCCAAACGTGTCGATACCCTGCGCCAGTAGTTTGCGGCGCTTCTCGACGGTGACGATCGCATCGCCGACGCGCTTCAAGCTGGTCGACGTCGACGACATCGCGCCCTTGAATGCGCTGGACACGCTGCCGCCGATGATGATCGACGCCTTTAGAATCTTGGAACTAGCCATTCGCCGACGGGAGCCCTTCAAGCCACCAAATGAATTTAGACGTGCGTAACGACATGATTTCCGACAGAGGCCAGCCCGTATGCGACGCCAGTGCTAAGACGCCCTGTCGGATTTCGTTAGCCGTCAGTTCGTAAAAAGCGCGAACGACGCCTGCATACGCATGTAGTCGCGCAACGGCAGCTTGCGGATATCTTCCGGCGCCACCTCGCACAAGTTGGCGAACGTGACGATCTCGCGAGCGGCGTCGGTGCGGCCGTTGTCTTGGAAGTTTTCCTGATCGGCGACGGTCGGCTCCCGCATGCGGATGGTCGACACAGTCGCACCGCCCACAGATGCCGGACGGGACAAGGTGATGTCGTTGTAACCGACGCCCTCAGTGACGAAATCGGACGGCTTCTTTTTGCTGGTCATGTGTTCGTATCTCTGCAGTCGGAGAACGGGCGACGTTGCGCCGCCCGTCTGGTGATGTGGTTTAGATGCCAAGTGCCGCGCGGATGCCGGCCAGGACGTCGACGCCGTTCGTGTTCCAAACCATGTTTGGAATGTCGATCTCGTGGATCACAAGCGCGCCTTGCGTCAGCTTGTAGTACGAACATGCGATGCTGACTTTCGTCGTGGCCTTTTCGCCTGCCTTCGACGCGCCGGGGTCGATTTCTTTGACCTTGCCGCGAATGGTATGAATCTGCGGCAGAACGGTGCCGTCCTGCGACTCCAACACTTCGCGCACGGTGAACTGCGTCTGCTTGCCTTCGACCACACTGAAGCGCGATAGCACATAAGGATCGGACGACAGCAGCGTGAAGTCAGCTTCAAGCTTGTCGCTGCCCATGGTGATTTCCATCGGCGTGAACATCCCGCCGCCCTGGAAATCTTCGGTCTTCAACGTCAGCTTGGGGGCGTTGAATTCTTCGGTTTGGCCAGCGTAACCCCGGCCGTCGACGAAGACGTTGTAATTCTTGCGAACGTTACGCACGGTTAGACGATCTCCGTCAGGTAGTTGTTATTGATGTGCGCGCGGAACGTCATGCGCTCGGCCGGATAGGCCGGGCCGAAGTCGTAGTCCCAGTACACATGCCCTTGCGCGATGTTCTGAGGCGTGTTCAGGTCGGGATCGAGCCAGCATTTCCCGTCGACAATTGCGCCCTTCGTCCGCAGGTCGCGCAGGTATGCGTTCACGGCGTCCATGACGTCCGTGGCATACGTCTTGGTAATGCCCTGATCCACGGCCCACAGGTGCGCAGCCTGGATGGCGTCGGCGATGATGTCGTTCGTACGGACCACGCACAGGAACTGCCATTTCGGATCAGTGGAAAGCGTGCGATTGCCCCACAGCAGAAAGTCGCCGCTGGTACGCACGATCGTCGCGACGTTGCCGGCATTGAGCAAATTAGCGTTCGACGTTTCGTCGCCAAGCGCGAAGGGGATCGCGCGTTCCGTGCCGGTGATGCCGTTAATCGCGGTGTTCGAAGGCGAGGCCCACCAGCCGACCGCGTTGTCCTTGTAAGCGATCACGCCCGCCACAATCGCAGACGAAAACGCGGTCACAGTGTCGCCCTTGCTGTTGGTCTTCAGGCTGCGCGGGTCGACGTAATAGGTGCGCTCGCCGCCGACGGAATTCTTTGCACCGGACAGAGCAGCGGCATCGGTAATGCTCGGGCCGTCCTGCACGATGATCGCGCGCAGTTTCTTGGCAATGCCCGCCAATTCCGCGACAACTGCGTTCGCAGTCGGGTTGGCGTCATCGCCACCGGTTTGGTGCGTGAAGCCCGGAGCAATAAGGATGCGCGGTTTTGCGCCGACGATGCTTTCGGAGGCGAGCAGCGCATGGGTGCCAGTGAACTTGCCTGTTGCAGCGTCCACGCCGCCGATGACATTCGCGAGGGTGGTTTTTTCGTCGTCGGCCTGCTCCACGCGAACGACGACGACAACGCACTTTGCCTGCTCAAAGATCGAAGCGAGCGCATCGGGAAGCGTGCCAACGCCTGCGGCTTGGGTCGCCTGACTTACCAGCGCGGCGAGCTGTGCAGCAGAACCTGTCACGACGACAGGGACATTCAAGGGATAGACAGACGGATCGGCCTGCGGCGCGGTGCCAACAAGACCGATCACACTGGTCGATGCGGCAGTGATAGTGCGAACGCCGTCGTCGACGTCCACCACCTCAATACCGTGCAAAAACGAATCGGCCATGCGGATTTCCGGTTGCGGGTGAAGTAACACCCGCATCGTCGGAAATCGAGGGACGACGGCCTATTGCAGGAATGTCAGCGAAAACGCCTATTCCGCGCTGGCTTCTATGGGCTGCGGCGGCGAGTCCAAAGCATCGGCGGGCGGCTCGATACCGATCACGTCGATCGTGTGTTGCGCACCGTCGGCGGTCCAATACATGACACCGCGAAAGTCGGGCACGACGACCCATTCGCCCGCTTCGGAGTCCCATTGGTTCGCCTTGTGGTCGGACTGACGGAAGTAAATTGGCGCCTTGGTCGTCACGCCCGCCGGCAAGCTTTCGCCCAGCGCCAATGTGTTCGGGACCGGTGTCGCGGTTTCCGTACTCCACAAACCAATGAAGCGGTAGTCGGACACAACTTCCCACGCCGAGCCATCGGGCACAAGGCGCCGCGTTTTCTGTGGGCCGGGATCTTCGCCCAGGTCGGCAAACGTCGCGTTGAAGGGAAGTGGGTAAATGCCCTCAAGCGGCGAAAGCAGCGCCTCAATATCGCCCATGTATTCGCGGGTTTTCGTGCAGTAGGTATGTGCCCGCTTGGTAGCGGGCAGTTCTTGTGCCGGTGCCATGTGTTCGTGACCTCAGTATGCGATGCAGTGAAGCAAATAGGTGCCGGCCGGAAGGTTGCTTCCGCCACCCGTCGCGTTGACGGTGATCGTATGGCCGTGGCCGCCGGCATTGGCTTGGTTTACGCCGTGGTTGTGGTCGCCGACGGCAGCAATGTAGATGTTGTGTGAGTGATTACCGGGGCCGTTCATGCCGATGTTATGGCCGTGGTTGCCCGCCTTGTTCGTCTGCTGCTGCTGACTGCGGAAGGCCGGCCCGCTCCCGCCCACGTACGACGAACCCGAACCCGTGCCGAACACACTGTTCAGCGTGACATGGTTGTGGTCGCCCTGCCCGTCCGTCCACGTGTAGTGCGTATGATCGCCTTGTGCATCCGCGCTCGCGCCGTGCGAGTGCGAACCGCCGTTGTTCAAGCTCACAGAGTGGGTGTGATCGCCGACTGCCGATGCAGACGCACCGTGTGTATGCGTCAGAATCTGGCCGGCGTCATACAGGCCGACGCTGTTCGGGTTGACGGTTACCCTTACTGCTGTACCTTCGCGCAAATTCGGAACGTTAAACGTTGTGTTGCCGTCGCCAGCGCCGTAAACGGTGCCGATGGCCGCAAACAGAGCGGCGTATTGCGTGCGCGAAACCGCCTGACCATTGCAAAGCAGCGTACAAGGCGGCAGCGCCTTCGCAGCCGTGACGATGATCTGGCCGGGGTAGTACCGCGCGGTAACGTCAAGCTTTGCCGCAAGCGCATCGAGCAGCCCGACAATGTCTGTCATCGCGTGCGTGTGGGCCGACGGCACCCATGTCGCAGGAACGTTCTTCAGGTTGGCGAATTGCAGGTAAAAGTCGCCGTGCTGGCCGTCCAGCAAGTCGGAATCTAGCCCGTTGCCCGTGCCGGCGTCAGATAGCGCGGCCGACTTGATCGCAAGCGCGTTACGGAAGTTGGCAGCGGTGGCGAGCGCAAGCAACGTTTTGACGAACGCGGTCGGTGCATTTGCGCCTAGACGGTCATCAAGTGCGGCCTTCGTACTTGCAGGCGTCATGGCCTTTGCTGCGTCAGTGCCGGCGATCGCGTCACTGTTCAGCGCAAGGCGGACGACGCCGACGGTGTCGGTCGTTGCAACGTTCAACTGAAAATTCGTGTCGCCGAATTGCAAGCTTGCAGCGTCGATGTCGGTGAATTTGACGTCCAGCGCGATCAGCAGCGAGGCTTGCGGCGACTTCTGGCCGATGAGCGTCGGCTGCGAATAGACAGCGAACAGGGTGCCGTCTGCCAAATACAAGCCAAGGCCGAGAAGCGAATACTGGTCGGCGCTGTTGTCACGGATCGTGACGTGCATCGTGGATGCGTCGGTCGCGCCGCCGCTGATCGTGGACAGCCGTTTCAGTTCTGCCGGCATCGTCGTCATGCCCGTGTCTGGCGTAAACGCCTTCTGCGTCACGCCTACTTGCGAAATGACGACAGCGTTTGTGCCGTTCTTGTTCGCATTCACCAGGGCGGAGCGGCCGGCGGTGGTAATGGTCAGCTTCAAGGCTGCAGCCATCAGTTCGTATCCTCGGATAATTCAAGACGCGCGAACACAAGCGCGCGTGCATACGGGGCGGTGCCTTCACGCGTGGAAAGCGCGACGCCTTGGGTAAAGGTGTAGTGCGAGCGAACCGGCTTGACCTTGTCGACTTCCGCGATGACGTCGTTGACGAACTGCGCCGTCGCGGTCTCGCCATCATTGCCCGATAGCGTCAACGTCAAATCGAACGTGTGCGGGATGCCTGCCGGTGATTTCTGCCACCACTCCACAACATCGACCGCGCCGCCGAAGCTGGCGACAGTGTCTTTCACCGCTCGCACGGTGCCTTTGTGGCGCTGAATCTCGATGGCTGCCGCGATACGTGATCGCTTGATGTACTCCGGCCAATCGGACTGCCAGTTATCAATAGACAGTGCCCAGGCAAGCCATGGCAGCAATTCAACTGGGCACGTCTGGGGGTTCCATAACGGACGCAGAGGCGCGCCGACCTCACCTAGCCGGGCGGTCGATTGCTCGACCGCGCGTTCCATAGACGTCGCGTTGGGCGGCAGCAGTGAGGGGTAATCACTCATCAGTGCCGCCGTACGTGATTTCGATGTCCGTGTCGGGATCGCAATACGATGCTTGCGTGTCGGCGATCACGATGTCTTTCATCGGCTCAGTAAACTCGACACGCTGCACGCCAGCCGTGTGAAGCGCACCGGCAAGACCGGACATGGCAACGTCCATGCCCAATCGATGCACGCCCGCCTGATAGGCTTTCAGCCGCTTCAGTGCATCGGCCATCACGACGGAACTATCAGGACCGGTATAGGTGTAGACGGTCGCCCTGACTCGGTAGGGCACGATTTCGGCGCTGCGCGTGGTGACTTTATCGGTCATCGGCCGCACGTCTTCGGCGCTTACCGCATCGCTTACCTTCTGCACCAATGCATCGGGCGCGGCTCCACTGCCCGTACGCGACAAGACTGTGACGACGACTTCGCCCGGCCAGGTCGCCGCATCCAGCCGCGCATTCATGTCGGCGACAAGGTCAGCCGGTGCGTTGTGCGCAGCCAGCACGGCCGAAATGATGCCGCGAATATCATCCGGCTGCGGACTGGTTGCGCTCGCGTCCAGCACATCCGGGTCGGCGCTTAGTGCGTGATACACGTACGCGCCCACAGGGCCGGCCACGCTGAAACCTTCGGGCGCCAATACGATGCGGCGACGGTAGTCGTCATTTGACTCCATTGTCGGCGCAATACCCTTCGTTGGATCGCCCGGATCAAGCGTGAGGCGCTTCACGTTCATCAGCGCACCCAGGTTGTCTAGGTCGCCGTCGATCGCGTACGCGAGCATGACGGCCTTCGCCGCATCGTTCACGCGTTGGCGCAAAATGAACTCGCGATAGGCGGCTACTTCCAACGCTTTATAGGTTGGGTCCGATTCGACCAGCGCCGTAAAGGCCACGCCAGAGGACTGCATGCGCGACTGAAAGTCGGCCAACATGTCCGCCAGGATGATTTCGTAGTCAATGACTTCGACAACGGTCGGGGCTGGAATCTGCGAAAGGTCGACGCCCGATAGTGAGCCGGCCATTAGTTAACCTCGATGCCGTCCAGCGTGACGACCTTGCCGTCGGGCAGGTACACGCCGGTAATGTCCAGAGTGACGGCGCCCGGCCGCGACGATGCGACCGTGACCCGCTTCAACTTGAATCGCTTTTCCCAGCGCTGAAGCGCATCTGCCGTTGCCGCGATCAAATCCATCACGGTCGAACGATTCAGAGGCTTGTCGATCAGCTGAAACAGCTGGCTGCCGTAGGTTCGTCGCAAGACACGCGAGCCGATCGGCGTTGACAAAATGTCGGTGACGGATTGCCGCAAATGAGCAATACCGCTCAGCGCTTTCCCGGTTTTTGCATCAGTGCCAAGCATGACCGGAGTGTGCGAAACACCCCGGCATCCGGTTATTGCAGGAATGTCATTTAAGCCTGCGCGGCGGTGGTCGGTGCGGTTGCGCCCTGTGCGGTGTGGTGATGCTTGAGCAGGCTGATGTCGCCAGCCTTTACATCGGCTTGCGTCGCGATATCTTTTTGCGCCGTGATGCCGCCACCCACTTCAAGATCACCCGTCGTCTTTGTTTTCGGCGTATCGAGCAGCACGGATTCTGCAGCATGCACTTCGGCGGTGTTGCAATTCACGACGACCTTTCCTTTGCCAACGTCGACGGTTAGCGTCGTGGTCGCGGTGTCATACTCGACCGTTGTGCCGTCCGAATACACAGTGCGGTCGATGGTCTTCTTGTTTGCCGGTGCGGGAAACTTGTCCTGATTGATGGAGCAAAGCACGACGGCCTGCGCAGGATCGCCGTAGGGCGATAGCACGACCACTTGTTCACCTACATCCGGCGGCTCCCACGTGCGTTTCGTAGGCCCTGCCCTGCGCTCTCCCCAGGGTATCCAGTCGGTCAGCATGCCGTCGGCGGCGACCCTGACGCGCTCGTTATCTTCATCCAGCTGATCGACGACACCGATCATGATGAGATTCGCCAGCAGACGATATAGCTCGCCAGTATTCACGCGCGGCCCTCGACAATTTCGACATAGTCGGCGGCGTGCTCTGCGCCAATGTCGGGCGCCAGGCCGGCGAACACGTGCATCGGTATGGGCGTGCCGTCGCCGTTCCAGACGCTATCGCCGAAGAACACCGGCATCACCCATTCGACGCGCCACATGCGGAAGCGATCGACCTGCGGCGAAAACTCATCGGGTTCGCAAGCGATGACCTGACACGGATCGGAGTACACGCCCGCGAACCGCTTGTTGTGAATCCACGTTGCGAAGGCAATCGCGGCTTTCTTTACCTCAGCCCGTGCAGTCTTGCGTGCCGCCAAGAGAATGCGCGCCTCGAAACGCGCAAGCGACGGCCATTGTCCCGAACCGCTGTCGTTCGTCGGCGCCGGCTCGGCTTCGGTCAACTCCATCAGGCACGCAGGCAATGGGAAGTTTTCGTCTTCGTCATCGCGGTCAAACTCGACTGTCTTAAATGCAGGGAACGCCGCCTGCACTGCAGCCGCGATCGCGGTTTGCAAGTCGTCTAGGCTCAGCGTCGGGATGTCGTCGTTGTGCGCCATTTCAATTCATGCTCAAAGATTTTGAAGAACATCAGGTCAAATTCGGCCGTACCGATCAGGATGTCTTCGACGTACACGACAGCCTTATCGGAGATGTCCGCCGACTGCACGACAAGCGGCAGGCGCGCTGCCCCCGCGCGCTTCAGGACGGTACGCCGGCCGTTGTACGTGGCAATGAAAGCGCCCTTCACGAAGCGCCCGCCGTCGGCGCTCACGCCGTCGGCTGTCTTCTTAGCGTTTAAACGCATCAGCGAAATCGGCTTCAGGCCGAACCACACTTTCATGCCCTGCCCGCCAGACGCGATGCCGCCCTGTAGGCGAAACGTCTTCACGCGAGCGCGTAGAACCTTCTGCTTAATCGCCAGTTCGGACGAAAGCCCGCGAACGGCGCGCGTGCGCAGCCAGCGGGCCATTTTTCCGTAGGTCGATCGCAGTGCTGCCTGAACCTGTTTTTCGGTCGCACCGAAAACGTTGATCAGCGCCTTGATGCCGGCGTCGTCGATATCGACTTCCAGGCCGCCCGCCATGCGTTAGGCGTCGAAGTCGACGGACATCGTAAGCACCGCCCAGCCGGTGCCGTCCTTGTGCGGATCGTGATCGAGCAAGTACGCGGCGCCATCAATCATGGCTTCGTCGTTCTTTTTAAGCATGCCCACGCGCGACAACGCACAGGTGAAGCGTGGCGCACTGCTGTTCATGTCGTACTCGCCGGTCTCGACGTTCATCGTCGGATCGTCGAAGATGCCCGGCACGTCTCGCGCAATGACTTTACCGCCACGACTGAACGTCGCCGTCGTGGCGAACTCATCCGTCGACAGAAAGTCGGCCGGGTCTTCCCATGCCAGCGCCGGCACGGCTTACGCTTTCGCCTTGCGGCCAGTCTTGGCGGCTTCTTTGCTGCCAACGACAGTAGCGTCAGCGCCCCCAGCCGTATCGTCGATGTCGTGCAGCATCGCCCGGCCGCGAGTAATCAGGTCATTCGCTTCCCGGACGGTCACTTCGACCAGGTCATCCACGATTGCCAGCTCGCCGCCGATCATGGTCGGAATGAGCATCCTTAGAATTTGAGTCTTCATGTGCTTTCCAGTTGCCTTTGTAAAGACGGCCGCCAAAGCGGCCGCCCCGTGTTGTTCACCGCGTCAGCGATCAAGCAGGTTTCGCACGGCCCAGCGTGAACGACTGATTGCGACGCACCGCGAAGTCGACGTCTTGGAAGCTGGTGATACGAAGCCGTCCCTTCTTGCTGTTGCTGTAAGGATCGACCATCAGTTCAAGCCCACCCCACATGCCGACAATCACGTCGTTGAAGTTGCCGAAGAACACATCGCCGTCGGCAATCTGGTTCGTGATTTCGGTGCGGTAGCCGTTGACGGTGTTGCCCTGCTCCCACACGGTCGCGCCGGTCGGCGTGCCGGGGAATTTCTGCGCGGTCTTCGCGTAGCCACGGAACTTCGCGTTCGCCACGTAGACCATGCCGTTCACGTCCGCGTTCTGCGTCGCGATCTGCGTTTCCATGTCCACCAGTTCGGCGAACGTCGGCTTGCCGGCGACGGCGAACTGTGTCGCGTTCAGACCGGACACTGCGGC